GAGCAAAAAGAAGCTGTAACTCGTCATAACAATAAGTGGTCAAAGTACTACCATAATAAACAGTGGAAGAAGTTAAGAGAATGGCAGATTACTAATTACCCAATTTGTCATTGTTGTGCATTGAATGGAATTTCTCGTGCAGCTGAACATATACATCACCGAATACCATTTGCTTGGTTTGATAATGAAGAAGACAGAATAAAAGCATTAACTGATGAAACGAATCTTATTTCTGTTTGCCGAGAATGCCATGAAAAAATACATAAGGATTTACATAAGCCAGATAATTTTGAACAAACAGATTATTATAAAAAGATACATAATATGACTATTTGAATTTATCTATGCTATTTACTATATTAAAATTGTACTGGATAACAGTACTGTGGATATTTCAACATAGATAAATAATATTGTTAATTTTATAATGAGACGCCTGTAAGTGAACAGGTTTGCAATTTGTCAGCACTCACTTATCATAATCTTTATATATATACTGTATTTATATTTTTTATCTGCAACGTAAGGTCTCATTTTTTTTAAGAAACATCATTCAATTCAACATATGCATGTTATGCTACATCCAAAAAAGGCAGCCGCTAGATACCAAAGTTAAAGTAAATTCTTCATTGTTTATATATAAGAACATGTTATTTCTTATAGACATTTTTGATGTCAAACGAAAAAATGTTTATTATTAATTAAAATAATATGTATACAATGATAATGGTGAAAGAAATAGAAGTAAAAGCAAATAATATACGAAAAGCAAAAGATAGAAAATACGTATTTGAAACTTATGAGAACATAATTGATTCGATATATGACTTCGACTGTGCATCAGACTTATCATTAGAAAAGACACAAGATGAATTCTATATCAAGTTCAATCTTAAGGTATGCAAGTCTGGTGATCTACTATGGATATTGATCAAGGAATGGCTATCGACGATTAAGCAGACAGAAGAGCAAGTTGAATTGGAAATCTCTGAAAGAGAGCAAGATGGTACAGGAATAACATACAGGTTGTATAAATATACACCATGTGTACATAACATAGAAAAACTTTAACTTTCATATTTTTATATAGACAAATTGCAGTGGGGCTGGCATCCCTGTCAAACTGCCTTCTTTATTCATATTAATTATAATATATATTTTTTGTGTGTTTCTCGGCTACTCATTTGAGTAGCCGTTTTTGTTCTATTTTAATATAAATATATTACGTCTTTTATGACGTAAGACATAAAATATATATTAAATCTATAATGACTAATATCGACCTAACAAAAATATATTGGCAATATGCCGATGATGTTATAAATGATAGAATAATCACAGGAAAATACATTAAATTAGCATGCCAAAGAATGATTGATTGGTCAAAACGTGATGATATTTACTTTGATTATTCAGACATTGATAGAAAAATAAGATTTGTTCAGAAATTAAAACACTCTGAAGGTAAGCACGCAGGCGAGAATTTCATATTATTGCCTTACCAACAATGGATGTATTCTAATATTTTCGGTTGGAAATATACAGAAACAAACAAACGAGTAATAAAAAATGCGCTTTTATTACTCAGCCGCAAGGCGGGAAAAACTTTTTTCGGTGCAAGTTTAGCTATGACAGTTGCTTTATGTGACGGACAGAAATCTCCTGAAATAGATTTTATAGCTAATTCTTCACAACAAGCAGAAATTGCTTTTAGACACTGTTCACAACAAGCAAAATCAATAGACCCAAAAGAGAAAATAATCAAACGATTTAGACGTAATTTGTACTCACCAATTACAGGTGCAAGAATTAATGTATTAGCATCTGATACATCAAAACTTGATGGTCTTGGTGCTTCGTTTTTCTTACAAGATGAAGGTCATGAAGCAAAATCATTTGAAGTATGGAATATTCTTAAGACATCACAAGGAGCAATAGAAAATCCATTAGCAGTTGGTATTTCTACTTGTGGTTTCCATATTGGTGAAACATACCCGTTATACAACCAATGGAGTTATGGTACAAGAATATTGAATGGCATCATAGAAGATGACTCATGGTTCTTTGCATTGTATCAGCTTGACGAAGACGATGACTGGAAAGATGAGAAAGTATGGATAAAAGCAAATCCATCTTTAGGTCAGACAGTAGGCTATGACTATATGCGTGACCAAATACGTTCAGCTATCAATACACCATCTAACGAAGTTTCAATAAGAACAAAAAATCTAAATCAATGGATGCAGTCATCAGATGTTTGGATTCCACGAGATTATATACAAAGTGTAATGGAACCAATTAATATTGAAGATTATCAAGATGAACTTACTTTTGGTGGTGTAGACTTATCATCTGTAAACGACTTAACAGCAACTTCAATATGTATACCACCTAATCCTGATAGAAAACTTAATGGTGATAAATTTATCTTTAAGACATGGTTGTATATACCACAAGAAGCATTAGAAATTTCACCAAATAAAGAATATTATAGAGAATGGATCCGTCATGGGTGGGCAATTAAGACAGCAGGAAATGTAGTCGATTATAATCATATATTAAGAGACCAATTAGAAGTAAGTAGGATTTTAAGTTATGCAGATATTGGTTATGATAGTTATAATGCAACACAATATACAATAAATGCTGAAGAGTCGGGATTACCAATGGCCAGATATTCACAGACATTATCTAGTTTCAATGGGCCAACTAAATTTATACAAATGCTAATATTATCTGGAAAATGCATAATAGATTCTAACCCTGCTATTGATTGGATGTTCTGTAACGTTGAACTTATCAGAGACTGTAATGATAATGTGAAACCATATAAAGCAAACGGAGATAAAAACGCAAAAATTGATGGTATTATAGCAATGTGCGAAAGTTTGGGAACATATTTAGCAAGTAATTATTATGAGCCGCAGGCTTGGATTTTAAATTAATAAAGTACTATATTATATTATAGTTTGTAATATTGACCAACTGAGTAGATTGCAACGAAAGGTTGGTCTTTTTTATACAAACTATTATACAAACTATAAAAATATTATTACAAACTATAATTATGATTAATATTAATAATGCGAAACTATATTGTTGTGAAGATATAAGTCTTATAGAAAATTATGAAGCAGCTATTAATAGTAGCCATGTTTATGATTGTCACCATAGATTAGAAACTGATTTAGGGTTAACAAAAACAGAATTAATTGAACAAAATTTATATTATAATAGACCCGCATCAGAACTAATATATTTAACACATGCAGAACATACAATTTTACATATGACAGGTAGCAAACGTTCAGAAGAAACAAAAAGTTTATTAAGTAAACAGAAGAAGAAATTTTATGAAGACCCTACCGAAAGACAAAAAGCTAGAGAAGCTCAGAAGAAGCGTTGGTTAGATCCTAAAGAACATGAAAAACATCGCGCTCGCATGAACACACTTGCAGCTAAAGCAAATAATTCAGCAGCACAGAAGAAACGTTATGAAGACCCTGTTGAAAGACAAAAAACTAGAGAAGCTGCTATTGGAAAGAATCTAAATAAACGTCATATGTCTAATGGAGTTGATCATGTTTTTATTAATCCAGATAAAATTGATTATTATTTAGAAAGAGGGTATCATTTTGGAATGAAATAAATTACTATTTTATTCTAAATATATTATCATAAATACATTATGTCATGGTTTAGTAAACATAAAGAACAACGCAGTGAAGAACAACCACATAAGGAGATAGTTCAAAGTGCTTGTGATGACGTGAATGGTGGAGTAGGATTGCTAGCCAAAATACTTAATTTAAGTGAGTATGGGCCAATGAAGCAGAGTGCATTCTTTGCAGCAGTCTCTCTTATTAGTAACGCAATAGCACAAATGCCTTGGACACTTAAGTCTTTTAATGCGGATGACGAACCTGATAATCGTTTCATTACTGATTTGTTTATTAATAACAACCTTACACAGTTCACAATCATACAGAATATGATTAAAGACTGTTTACTTCATGGAAATGGGTTCTGCTGGATAAAAAGAGATAAAACAGGTAAGCCTATTTCATTAAAATACCTTCCATTTGGGGAGTGTAATATATATTATAACAAAGTAAATGATGTTTTGCTTTATCAATGTCCAAGAATATCATCATCAATGATTGAGCCTATTAATATTATTCATCTTAGAATGATAACAAAAGATGGTATTAATGGTATATCAATTATTGATTATGCAAATTCAACTATTAAGCTTGCAGGCGCATCAGAAAAGCAAGCAGCAGAATATTTCAACTCAGGTCTTACAGTAAAAGGTGTTTTGAGTTCTGAATCTCCACGTTTGACCAAAGACCAAAGAGAAGGAATCCGTACAGCTTGGACAGAGTCACAGCTTGGTAACGGTGTTGGAATCCCAGTATTAGAAGCAGGTCTTAAATATCAACCAATATCTTCTAATTCTAAAGATGCTGAATTACTTGAAAGTCGTGCATATTCAGTTTTAGAAATCGCAAGATTCTTCCAAATTTCTCCGATACTTTTGGGTGATTTGTCTAAGTCAAGTTATAACAGTGTTGAGCAATCAGAATTACAATTCGTACTTAATACATTAGCACCTTATATTACAATGCTTGAACAGGAGCTCAACTCAAAGTTAATTATGCCATCACAACGTTATAAGTATTACATCGACATAATGGAAGAACATATTATCAAGCAAGACAAACAAAGTCAAGCAAATTATTTGAATACATTAGTAAATTCTGGCATTATAACCAGAAATGAAGCGAGAAAAGCTTTAGGTTACCCAGAAATGGAAGGTGCTGATGATTTAACAGTATCATTTACTGATATTAATCAAAATAAGGTTAACCAAAATAATCAAGACAAAAATACAGACGAAAACTAAGATGAACAAGAATAATTTAGAAATACGTAACAACGGTATTGTAATTGAACGTAGTTATGATGATTCTAGACATGTTGAAGGCTATGCAGTAGTATTTGAGTCACAATCAGAAGATTTAGGTTTCTTTGAAACGATTGACCGTGGTGCAATAACACAAGAATTAGTAGATAATTCAGATGTGTTTGCTTTGCTTAATCATGATGATGAGAAAGTATTAGCACGTTCAAAAAATGGTGTTGGTTCATTGAAACTTACAGTCGATGATAGAGGTCTTAAATATGAATTTGATGCAGCAGAAACTCAATTAGGCAATGACTTACTTGAATATCTTAAACGTGGAGAGATTACTACATCATCATTTGCCTTTGCTTTAGACTATAATGATCCTGAAGCTGAAACATGGGAAAGAAAGAATGGTGCTAATTATAGAACTATTCACAAGATTGCTTATTTACATGATGTTTCTCCTGTTTGGAATGCAGCATATTCAGCAACTTCAGTATCTCAACGTTCTTTAGACAAGTGCAAAGAACTAGAAGAAAAAGAAGCAGAAGAGAAACGAGCAGAGAAAGAAGAACACGATAAAGCAATATTAGAATCTCTCAATGATAAATTAGCTCAGATAGAAGCAATTAGACAAGAATTTGGTGTCTAAAAAATTACTATATTTTATAAAAATAATATTCTAATACTATGAACAGCGTAGAAATTAGATCTCGTATCGGTGAAATTTCAGAACGTATGAAGCAAATTGTTGAACTTTGCAAGACAGAAGTTCGTGAAATGACTGAAGATGAAGACAAAGAATTTAAGGCCTTAAAAGAAGAAATCGATGAAAAGAAAAATGAACTTAAAGCCTTAGAAGAGAAATTAGCTCAATATCAAAGAGAACTTCCTGATGAAGAAGAGGAAGAACCTGAAAAAGAAGAAAAAAATAGCAAAAGAAATAAGAAAATGAAAAACACATCTTTAATTAAAGAAATACGTAACGCAATTAACGAAAACAAGAAATCATTCGTTATTAACGCAGAAACTCGTACTATGACTGTACAAACACAAGGTACAGGTGAAAGTGCAGTACCTGGTGTACATGATGAAGTTATCGAAACTGAAATACAAGGTATCTTAGAACCACTTTATGCTAATTCAGTATTGAGTCAATTAGGTGCACGTTGGTATACAGGTCTTCCAAAAGGC